TAAAGCCAGGCAATGAATCCTCAACGCTATGAATCCGATTTCCATAAACATAAAGCCCTGACGCCGCTGCTGGCGGATACTCTGAAAGTATCGACATCCAATTACCCCCAGACATTGTAGTAAAATCGTCAGAAGTCCATGTACCCTTTTGCAATGCAGATGCAGTAGCTTTACTTAACGCCGCTAAAACAGATAATTCGCCATTACTACCCGTCAGATTGTTAATATCCATCCCGTCGGGTAATACCGATTGCACTTGGTTCGCGTTAGAGCGCATCATACCGATAAAGTAATTTTCAAATCCTGCACGCGGCACAGTGCCGAATGTAGATCCAAACGTGCCGTCTTTTTTAACATTGCCCCCAACTGCCGACATGCCTATTTCTGAGGCTTGCGTCCAGTTAGTGCCAACAGCTTCAATGGTTTTCTTCAATCGCGCTGCCCCATCCTTATCGCCAGCCTCTAATAATCTTTGTACCCTAGCCTTCGCTTCTTGAGACAATGTTGACTGTACTTCAATAACGTTACCTAATCCGTTCAGCTCTTGAATATAATCGTAATCGCCGTGCGTAAATGTTTTGGTCGAGTTCGCCCCCATCTTTGCGTTCTTAACCCAGTTCGCAGCATCTTTAGCCGTAGGTGTTGGGATCATTTTCTGCTTAACTAAGGAGAGCATTGCTTGCGCTCGTTTGCGCTGTGCCGTACTCGAAGTATCTACAGTAGACGACTTCTTATTCACGAGATTTAATGATTCGCCTATTCCAAGATCAGGCATTACTGAAGCCTTGTTCACCACGGCTTGAGTTGATCCTGTATCAGTCTGAATAGCGTTATCAGCAACGGTTGTACCCTTTTTAGCGCTAGTTGTTAGTGCCGTTGGGGTACTAGCAGTATTAGCTGTGGTAGTTGTTACTGAATTATCAGCTAATGGTGTAGTCTCTGCGCTGGAACTAAACGCTGAGCCAAATTCTGAAAGTTTATTACCTACTGCATCAGTGATATCTACAGCACCGTCCTTTATAGCCCCACCTAGACCAACTGCTGCATCAGCAACCTGCCCTACAGCACGACCTGTTGCTTGAGTTTTATTAAGTCCCGTATACCCATCAAAGCTACCACCTCGAGTCTCACTAATTAGTTTTGATGCTTCCGCAATATTTAACCCTGTTGCGCTCATAACATTATCAAGTAAAATGTCTTCGATCTGATCAGTCATTTCCAGACGTTTATTAGCCCCCATCCCTCCAAACCCATCTTTTGTTCTTAGAGTTCCATGCTGAGTTTCGGCCTCAGAAATAAACTGAGCAATACGTTCTTGATCAGTTGGAGGAGTTTCTGCTGGATTAGCTGTTGGAGTTCCTCCACGTATACCATCGTCTGCGGCTGGATTAGGGTTAGCTAGTGATGCAGGCGCTTTAGTTTGACCTGCAACTACAGTATCCTGCGCTGCTGCAGGTTGTGGTTGTGGTTGTGGTTGTGGTTGGCCTAATATTTCAGGATCAGTATTAGTCTGAGCCAAAGTCATCATACTGTTCTGGTCTTGAGTGGCTGAACTGCCAGTTTCTTTCATTATGGCTTGTTCGATGTACTTAATCGTTTGATCAGCACTGAATGCCTCAACAGGATCATCTGTACCCCGAGTCGAGCTTAGCGGCTTGAGTATAGGATTACGTTCTTGGTCAACCTCACCGGTATCAATCATCAACGCGTAACGATAGTTCTTAGATCCATCCTCATTAGTAGTAGTCGGTATTCTCTTAATTCCCGCTACTTCGTACTTTTCATTGGGCCCTTTAATTTGAGCCATTAAAGAAGGGCTGTTACTTATAATTGCGTTTAAAGAATCAATGTTTGAAGGGTCGCTGAGAAACTTATCGCCATTAAAGTCGGCTTGTGAGTAAGCATTCATGACCGAATTCATTGCGCCCTGGTTCCGACCTTTTAACTCAGTATCAGAAATAGTCTTATTACGTGCATCAATAACCTTATTACGCTCATTCAATAAGTCTTGTTGTGTTTGCGCTTTTACTTGTTGATCTTTTGTATTGAGAAACTTCTCTTGACTAAGTGCCGTAGAAGCCTGTGAATTAGCTAACGTCTGATCTCGATAATCGTTAGTTAAAACTTGTTGTGCTTGTGCATCAGCGTATTGATCGTCCGCAACAAGATCACGTTCTCTCTGACGGCGACGGTCTTTGAGACCCATGTACATTGACCAAACATTGTCTAAAGCAGCCATATTCTTGTTCTCTCAGTTACATCATAATCATCATGGACGCTAAACTAGCAGCAGTGCCCATATTAGAAGCGTCGGCAGAAGCCTTGCGGCTTTTATTGCCCGATATTCGCGTAGCCTCAGTCGATGCTGCTCTACGTAATGCAGCTGATCCTGTCTGACCTAAATCGTTATAGGCATTTAAAGAATCACCCAGCACCCTAGTGTTACGTTCATCTTGAGCCAGTACTGCACTGTTCTTTGACTGATCCGTAAACTGTCTAGTGGTTACATCGCCCAATCGTTTTGCTTGTTTTGCAGCTTGTCCGCTTAGCGAAACACCCGCTCGACTTCTGCTGCGCTGAGCTATTCCTTTCGCTGACTCAGCAGCAAGTTTAGAATTAAAATCAGCCCGATCAATAAGTGTTCTACCCGTTAAGGCACTATTAGCGTAGTCATCTAATTGCTGTTGGAAGTTAGCTTTGTAATTAGCTTGATCTAATTGCTGGCTTTTTCTTAACGCGTCTTCTGCTGTAGCCATTACCAGCTCCCTAATTTATTGAAAAACTTTGCACCAGGCGATTTATTTCGAATATCTCTTAAACTTAACGCCTTATTAACTTCCGAGTTATCAGTTGCAAATGGAGAACCTTTTCCCCTAAGTGATTTGCGCTGTCTCTGGTAAGACATGTCTTTCATATCGTATTTATCGTACATGCCTAAACCTGCAGCACCTCCCAACGAAACAGCTCCTTCAAACATTGCGTTTTGTCGCTTTGCAGACGCATCCGCTTCCGCCCTAGCTATTTGAGAAGAGGCACTTGCCAATGCTCCTTGACTTAATGAAGCGTCGACATTCTTTTTGTTACCTAGATCGTTATATCCAGATTTCAATCCATCTTGACGACCAAGTGCTGCCATACTCGCATTGTCAGTTGCTTGCTGTAGCTGTGAGCCCAACCCTGTTGAACCAAAACCACCGCCTTTACCTGAAGCAAGCATTTGACCTGAACGATTCATACCTGATGATTGCATTACATCAGCCGAAGCCATGCCTGTCATTCGCCCTGAATCATCTCGATTCATTTTAGATTGGTATGCTGTTTGTAACGGAGCTGACTTTGCCCTAGCTTCAGCTGTCTGCTCTTGCCCTAGCTTTATTTCAGCTTTCTCAGCTTGAGATTGTTGTTGCTGTGGTGCCGTAGCCATGCTGTAAATCCTTATAAAAAACGCGGGTCTCCCCGTTAAAACCAGTAATCTTGCGGTACTTCTCCCAGCCCTTTCGGTTGCTACTAAAAGCAATCTGGTCAAAACCTTTAGCCGCAGCAAACATTGGTAAAGATTGATAGAGTTTAATTAGCCCATCACTCTGTTGTGACAAATACGCGTAATCAATATGCAATACCAACTTCTCTGAGTAACAGTCGGTGTACTCCTGCATAACAGCAAAACCAAATAAATCGTCGCCTTCTTCAGAAATAATGTCATACAAGTAAACCTTGCCGTTGTAGATCGCTCGCATAACATCTTCAGCACTACAGTCGCTACCTCCTTTTGAGATAGCATCAGCAATACCGCTAGAGTAATAAGTATGTTTGTCACGGACTCGATAAGGGGTGATCGGGTCAAACTTAAACATTAAATGCCTCCGTAACTCACCGTGCGCACTGCGCGTCCATTGTTATTCTCTGCGAGCCCACGCACTTCAATAATCGCTGCGCTAAAAATAGCACTATGAGTTGCAGCTAACGTGTTATTCGCCCAAGGCATTCCTGGCATTGCATATAAACGACTCAATGCACCATCAATTAAATGCTCATGTATTTCTTGTTCTACAATACTGTCTAGCCCTGTAGATTTAGAAGTAGTACTTAAAACTGCTCGTATCTTCATTGTTTCTGCGACAACAGGTACAGGCGTTAATCTCAAGGTTCGACCAAAATCGACCAATGAGCAAAAAGTCTGTGTCGTATTTGGCGGTGTCGCTGCATCTGCAATTTGAAGAACGTCTGCAAGCTTGGAACCAATTTTGATTGTCTTTAACTGTACAATCCGCAGATCAGACTTTGGTGCTTCTAACTCAACATCTGGTACACCCAGAATAATAAAATGATCTTCTAAGTCGACACGCCAGAGTAATGACTTCGATAGAAACTCTTCTGCTGCTCTGCGTATCGCACGTATAATTATTAGATCAGTACACTCAGGAACTGATGGCAGAATTTCTGGGATAATGCTTTCAAACGTGACCGTAGCCATTTAAATCTCCTTGGCTTGAGCGTCGCCCATTACGGATATAGCCATTTGCCTAGTAAATGCTTCGTAGTAAGCTGTGGCCTTAGCCTCATCAGATGTATCAGCATCCTTCAGAAAAGCCCTGTGTAAGACGAAAGAGAGTAAAGGGTTGCCGTAGGTCGAATCTATGTCAATCGAGCCGTTAGCGGCAAAACTAGGGGGATCTATGGTAAATATTGCATCTAATTGCCCACTACCATTGTTGGGTGGGTAACATAAGAAGTTTCTGCCATTCAACTGCTCAAGAATAACGTACTTAACAGTCGCTACTTGAGGCTGGGCATACCAATTAGGTTCTTGTGAATCCAAATCTTTTTGCGCTGCTAAACGAACAACAGGGCCAGCTTGATTTGAGATCACGCGATGAAGATGACGTTTACCCGCAGGGATAGTCTGATATACACCAGCGACCAATGGCATTGTCGCTCTTGCAGTAAACAAGAGCGGCTTCAATGCGGATATTTCTAACACGCCATCGTTTACTGCATTCAATAACTCTGCTTGAGGCCATCGTACCGCAGTCTCATCCAGTAGGAGAGTCGAAGCTCGGCTCAAGATTGATGAGATAGCAATAGTCATGTAAGTTAAACCTCTTGGAATGCAGCCCATGCAACGTCGCGATCTGCGGCGCTGATGTCATAGCCTAATATTTTTTCAATCGCTTTTACTTTTGGTGTGCCGTCGCGCCCAAAATCATCGGGATTGCCTTCTTCGACAACCAAACCTAGTGCATCTAAAGTAGGATTACCTTCAGGTGCTTTAACTACTTTAGCCGTTTTCTTTGAACCAACTTTGGTACACCCTTGAGCCAAACAAGCCTCAACAAGTGATTCACGGACGTCCTGTTCAACGCCTGCTTCCATACGGATTGCTATGCCATTGACAGCAACCATTTGTAGAATTGGGGAAACTAACTTCATGAGTGGGTAACTCCTAGATAAAAGAATTGGCTCCCCCGTAAACGAGGGAGCC